GCAATGTTAACTGGAGAAGTGTTTCAGAACCAAATAAAGCAAGCGGTCTGGGGTATAACTCAAACATACGTACTACCTTCTGATAAAATGAAAGTCAATTTTGTTGACAATATGCAACAGGATTACAGACTTAAGGAAATAAAAGACTTCTACTATAACGGATTAACAAGGATTGAAGCTGATGAGATGGTTTGGCGTAAAGAGATCTGTAATTATACTACTCCTGACGCTCGTGGAATGTCAAAACTTAATTCTTTACTTAATTCAGGTAAAGCATTACAGGCAATTTATGAGAGTGCAATTAGAACATTATCTGATCGTGGAGCGTTGGGTATGATTACACCAGCAACAGGGACGGATTACAAGCTGCAACCAAAGGAATCGAAGGCATTGAAGCAAGCATGGTCTAATAAGTATGGAATCACAGGGGATAAAGCACCTGTAGTTATTGCTGATATTCCGTTAAATTACACACCCGTAGCAATGAACTTGCAAGAGCTGCAATTAAATGAGACTCAATTAAGGAACTTTAGAAATTGCTGTATGGTCATGAATGTACCTCCGCCATTATTAGGCGACTTATCTGGTGCAGCATTAAATAATATGAAGATACTAGAGAAGTCTTTATATGAGAATGGAATTAAGCCACCTATGACTTGGATGTGTGAGACGTTTGACGTTGCATTTGAGTTGCCACAGAATGAAAGTATTATTGCTGACTATAGAGATATTGAAGTATTACAGGCAGATGCTAAACTTAAAGCCGATACAATGGCTGTTTTAGTGGATAAGGGTATAATATCAACAGAAGCTGCAAGGCGTGAGATGAAATATACAGAAGAAGATGCACCAAAACCAATAACACCAATAAACAATGGATAAAGAAAAAGCTAAAGCAATTAAGGCAATCAATAAAAAGAAACAAGCAGCAATTACGGATAATAAAATTGTAAAGAAATGAACAGAGAAGAACTATTTGCACATCTAAGAAAAAATAAGGACATATTATTGCTCGAAAAGAAAGCATCAATTAAATATGCTGATGCGATTGAGACTTGTTTTATTGTTGAAACTGACAATAAAAAGACAATAGTTAAGAATATATCTGATACAAATATTCCTGAGACTGGTAAATTTAATGTTAAGGTTGTGATAAATACCACTAACATAATTGATAGTCATTTAGATTTGCACGTTAATAGTATTTGGAAGAAATCACTTAAAGAGGTTGTAGATTTATATTTATTCCAAGAACATAAATATTCATTTGACCATGTAATAAGCGATACCGTTAACGCTTCGGCTTTTATAATGTCATGGAAGGAGTTAGGTTATAAATACGAGGGGAATACAGAAGCGTTGATATTTGACGCTGTAATTGACCCAGAAGATAACGAACTTATGGCTAAGAAATACAAACAGAATAAGGTTAAAAATCACTCTGTAGGTATGCGATATGTTAATATTGAGTTAGCAATGAACTCAGAGAATAGATACGATTCAGAAGAAAAGAAGATTTGGGATAAATACTATCCTATTGCTGTAAATAAAGAGGTTGCTGATAATTATGGTTATTTCTTTGTGGTAACACAAGCAAAGATAGTAGAGGGGTCAGCAGTTCCAATAGGGAGTAATAGAGCTACTCCAACAATAAGTGTAACAGAATCAAAGCTAGAGCCGTTGCAGAACACTCCAGCAGACATAGAGCCGTTGAAAGACACTCTAACAGATGAAAGATTTATAGAGATAATTAAAGAAGAATTTAACAATTTAAATTAGTAAAAATGGAATTAAACGAGAAAACGTTTCGTGATATAATCAAAACCGAAACAGAAAACCTGCTTGCAGGACGTGTATCTAAAACAGACTTTGACGAAAAGATGTTAGCGTTGAAAGTTGACATCGACGACGCTCAGAAAGCAGCAGTCGATAAAGCAGTTGCAGACGTTAGCGTTAAGTATGACGAAGCTCTTAAAGAAATGGGCAACAAGATTGAGAAAATGAAAGGTCAAGCACCACAAGCACCAAGAACAATGTTCGATGTGATTGAAGCAAACAAAGAGTTCTTTCAAACTCATGGTAAATCTGGTGGTAATATACCCAACACAGCAATTGAGCTTAAAGCATTAAGTTCAGCATCATTGTCAGGAGCAAGCGGAAATGCTACTAACTTCGACATAAATGCAGTGGTTAAGAATACACCATTCTTTTCAGCTTTATTGACGAACAGAATCACAATGCCAGCTAATAACGAAGGTTATTATGTGTATTATGAGCAAGTATTAAACACAAACAACACTGATACAGTAGCAGAAGCTACAGCGGTTGCGTCTAACAACGTTTATACTTGGATTAAGAAATCTATCCAAAGTTCAGAGGTTAAGTCTAAAACTGTTATCAATATCCGTCAATTACTTGACACTAAATTCTTAACAGATACAGTGAATGGTTTAATGGCAGAAGATTGGGTATTGAAAGTAGAAGATTTACTTATCAATTCACCAGGTACAGGAATAACTATTGCAGGGATTTTATCTTATGCTACAGAGTTTGCTTTTGCTTCAGCTACAAAATCAAAAAACCCGAACTTAATGGATGTTTTACGTAAAGTAAAAGCTCAAATCACTAAGCAAGGTAAAAACAAGTTTAAGCCTAGCCTAGCATTTATGGCAGTTGATGCCGTAGAAGAAATGGCAGGAACAAAGGACGACTTCGGACGTTACTTAATGCCTAATTGGGCTATGGGTGGAGACATTAGTTTCTCAGGTGTTAATATTCTCGAAAATGAGTTAGCAAATGATAATCAGGTCGTAATGGGTGATATGTCAAAAGCAAAACTCGTTATATGGGACGATATGGTATTGAGAGTATTCCAAGAGAATGACGATGCAAGTGCAGGTAGAGTAACAATCCAAGTTGAAGGTAGATTAAATTTATTAGTGAAGACTAATAACAAACCTGCAATTGTGAAAGTTACAAGTCTAAGTGCAGCAATTGCAGGAATTGAATACATTGGCGAATAATCAAAGTAATAATTTAAAAACAAAAGAAAAGATGAAAAAGTTAATATTATTTTTAGCAATGTTCACAATGACTTTCGCAATGATTGCGCAAGAACGAACATTAAGCACCCGAAAGGTGGCTTCGAGAGATACTTATAATAAGTATACAGGTGTGGCAGCCGATACTCTTATAAGTACGAATCAGGACACAATCCAGATACCTTACTTCATTAACAAGTCTTACCCTATGTCCTATGTGATTAACACCACGTTCGATGCAATTGCAGGAGCAGACACGACAGTAATTATAAATGTTTACGGAAAAGTATTCAGTGATGATTCTTATACGCTCATACAGACTGCGACATCCGCAGCAGTGGCGACAGAATTATTAGTTAAGACAATTTTTGTAGAACCAATATTAGCCTATGCCGCTACATTTGCAGCAGATAGCACAACTACAGGAACGTTAACAAACCCACACACATCAGCAACATGTTATAGATATTACATGGTTGAGTATATAATTAGTGGGGACGATTCAGTAGGTACTGGAATTTCAATTGAAAAGGTTGAGTGGAAATGGTGGTTTAGAGATTATTAAACTATGTTAGTTATTTTAAATACATCGACGGCAAAGGGTAAGAAAATTGATTACCCTGCGCCTTTCGCTAATAAACTTATAAAGCTAGGATTAGCGGAAAAAGTGGTAGTTAAAGCACCTAAAAAGGCAAAAAAATAGTAAATAATGGCATTAGAAACATTAGATAAATCATACTTTGAGAAAGGTAATACACAAGTTCCAGACATGGATACTGAATTTATTGACACAGATACAGCTATTAAAGATTATTCTCGTAGCTTCTATGTCGATTATTTGGGCTATGACTTATACAAGAAGATGGAAGCTGAAGCTTATGACGACGACACCTCAGAACTTTACAAGCTTGTTTACGGTTCAGAATATACCGTAGATGACATTGTATATAAATGGGATGGGTTGTTAAATGATGAGTTTCAGAGTGCGTTAGCTGATCATGTTTGGTTAAAGTATATGCCTACAGTTTGGGCGGTTAATACTCAATCTGGAGCGATGCAGGGAATGAATGAAGATTTACGCATGGGTAATAGTAGAATATTACAGGCACGTGTGGAGCTTCATATGGAGGAACAGATAAGGATTATGTATGATTATATTTATAATTCAGATGCTACAATTTACGACAATATCAAGCAGCAAATAGTTAACAGGAAAAAAGAATATCCGAACGCATGGGGAATTTAGTTAAAAAAGTATTTAAAGACGCAGCATCGACGGCAAATATTCACTTTGAATTTGGCAGCCCCGAAGAAATTCAGGAGCATTTGACCAAGTTAGGCAGAGTAAATAAGACCCGTTTTCCTGCATTATTGTTACTTAACAACTATGAAGAGGATGTTGACATACATAATAAGGTATCAGTAAGCAATTTAGTGATTATTTTGACAACTAACGGAGTACTGAAAGAAAGTTCCGATAAGTCAGATGACCGCTTTAATTGCTTACTTGATAATCTTAATGATGTATTAAAAGCATTGGCGGGTGATAATAGGATTTTCGGAACAGCACCAGAGCGTTTTGTTCATACAAGAATTAGACGCTATTACCAAAATATGGGCGGTACTCCTGCGGTTGCTTGGTTAGTGACATTCACAGAAAATAATAATTTTACAAATATTTTTAAAAATGACAGATTTTAATTCACTAAGTTGTAATAGCAACTTAGAAAATACAGGAAAATGCGGCTGCGATCAGGCGATTTCAGGCATTGAATATGTATGTTTTGCTAAATTAGACCAAGAATTTGCGACTAAAGCAGCCGCAGAAACCGAAGCTACATGGCAAACAGACATACAATCGAAAGATATTTATCCTTTCTTTCAAATTGACGAGACGGAAGACCAATCTACAGAAGATGGAACTTTCTCAGGTGCTAACGGTTTAGTGGTTATTCCGACATCCAAAGGGCGTTGGGTTGCTAAATTTTGGATGCAAATTCCAGCTTATAACCTTACAAGACTTTACAGTTTTGGCGGTGTTAGCGGACGTATGTACATGGCAGACTCACAAGGTCAGGTAATGGGAACAACCGAAGACGGTACTAAGATGAGAGGTTTAGAATTTCGTAGGCTTCAAGTAAGTAAACCTAAGTTAGCTTTAACTAAAGACGAAGTAATGCGTGTGGCTATTACTATTGAATTTAGTAAAATTGACGAATATACAAAGGAGTTAGCAGTTGCTAGTTGCGACTTTATCGACAGCATAGAGGGTCTTGTTGATGTTGATGTTGCTTATGTATCTACTAATGCAGCATTTACAGAGCATACAGTTACAGTTGCTAGAGAATGCGATGCAAGTGCTGTATCTGGATTAGTTGTAGGAGACTTTACACTTACAAATGATGCGAGCGAAGTACAGGCAATTTCATCTATTGCAGAAAGTGCTACAGTTGCCGGAACTTATGTTCTAACGACATCAGCATTAGTAACTGATAGCTATATAGTCAATCTTAACATACCGACAGTAATGACAACCGAAGGTTACGAGAGTACTGGTTCAGCAACTTTCGACATTGATACTGCATAATGAAGCACGTATTTAAAGAGCCTCGTTTTAATGCAGAGTATTTAAGTACTGTTAGATGGGTAACTTTTCGTAACCAGTATATGAAAAGTTCTATCATAGATGTAGCCGATGATGTTGAATTATATTTAATATTTAAGCGACATTCTGAACGTACTATTCCGAGCATGGAAAGGAAGTTAGCAGATAGGGAACGAAAATTAAATGAAGATTAGTTTTCATAGTTTTAGTTTAGTAAAGGAGCAGCTTTCGAGTTGCTCTTTTTTATTTAGATTCATTATAGATTGCTGATTAGTGTTGTAGGTGTTTAAATAAGTATTATATTTGCTAGACCACTTCTTAGAGAAGTTGCATAGCACGAAATTAGGGAGGTGCGACAATCCTCCCATTTTTTTAACTAAACTAAATAGACCATGACAATAACATTCACAGCAACACTACTAAAATCAAAGCAGACTATTAAAGATTCATCAGAATTTTACAATAAGTTTGCTTGGGATTGGCATCTAAAGCTAGATGTGGGCAAGGAGCATATTCATGTAGATGGATTCTTAACAGGTAATAATTTAGAAGTAAGCAAAACCTTTGACGATATTAGTGAGTGCCTTAAGACTTGTGATAGTTTGATCGTGCGTGATAATATTGGAAGCTATAAAATTAAATAAGATATGACCGACAAACAGACACAACAAGATAATGAGCTTGCAGACTTATCAAGAACCGAATTTGACACCTTTGATAAAATCATTACTGATAAGTATTTTATTGAATTTGTGGGCGCGAATATCGCTAAATTAGTGAATGATAGGACTAAAAGAGAACCAGCAAGATATGGCTATAAATATAAAAGAGATTGGTATGATAGAATGTATAGTGAGGGGACTTTAAATTCTAAGTATTTCATATCAAATGCGGAGTCTGTCTGGACTAGAAATTCGTCTTTGAGTAGTCAAATAAGAAATGTGGTACAATATATATGCAATGTGTCGCTTAGGCAAATGCTATTAAAAACATCTAATAAACTTAAAATAGACTAATTATGAAAAAACTAATTTTAATCATCTCAGCAGCGCTATTCTTAACAGCCTGCGATAAAGAAGAAAGTACAATTTGCACTAAGATAACAACTATGTCTATCAATGGAGTATTTATCAGATCAGACACAACACAAGTAATTTCTTTTCGTGGAAGCTATACAGATAATAGTAGTGTTCATGATGGCAATATGAACACTACAACCACTAGCATAGTTGTAGATTGTGGATGTGATTAGACAATGTTAATAAATAATTTTGTTTTAGCTTAATAATAGTTGTATATTTAGACCGTCACATGTAACCTCGTACTGTGACGGTCTTTATTGTGTATAAATTTATATTTCAAAATGACAACTTAGGTTCATTAACACTCAAACATATACCCGTCAATATTGACGAAATCAAATCCTTTTACGTACGTTCAGAAAAATATCACGGTGTAAATCAGCGCATTGAAGACATATCTTTTAAATGGATTGAAGAAGCTGCAATATACATAAGAAATGTAATACAAGGATATGGAGAGGGTGCGAAAATTTCTGTAACAATTCAAGATTCAGAAAATAATATAGACTTTGATAGCTTCTATTTAGGCTTATTGGACTTAAAAACCTATACAGATAATATTGATAGTATCACATGCAGGGTTGTTAATTCATCAGCAGAAAGCAAGGTGTTAAATAATCTGGAGACAGACTATAAACTGCAGTTGCCTTCAAATTTAACCATTCAGCAAAGAGATAATCAATATGGCGCAACATACCAATTAGTACCACACACAACAGCGCAAGAAGAGACGTTATTTGTTCAGCGACAATATTATGATACAAGCCCAGCAGCTCCAGGGTTCGGAATGCAGATATTTGAGAGCTTTAGAAGTACAGG